AGTTATTACCGAATGAATATCTCTGATGATTATAAAAGTACACGAAAAAAACCTACAGACGAAGAAGAGATACAAAAATACCACGAATTTTTTGATTGTCTTAATACTATTTACGATGAATTATCGTATGACAAACATAAATATCGTGGTATTGAAGCAGATGATTTAATGACTTTTTTAGCTCTTAAATTATCGGAATCGTATGAACATACGTGGATTATCTCCAGTGATAGAGATTTATATCAATTAGTAAACGAGAATGTTAGTATTTTTAATATTTTCTCTCGTAAAGAAATTGATTTAGAATACTTACAAGATAATTTTGAAATAACTCCTAATGAATATTTGTTATCTCGATATATTGAGGGAGACAAAAGTGATGCCATAATAGGAGTAGAAGGAATTGGTCCCAAAAGGGCACAAGGACTCGCTAAAAAATATCAAAATTTAACAGATTTAATTAAAGCATTACCAGTTAGAGGAAAAAGTAAATATATTCAAAATCTTAATCAAAGTAAAAAATTACTTGAACGTAATGAACAAATGATTAATTTAACAAAATATAATAGAAATGCAATTATGGCAGGAAAAGATGGTGAAAAAGTATGGAAAGGATTAAACAAATATGCCGAATTTAGAAGTTAAAATTCAAAAAACAGAATTAGCTAAACAACTTGAGGAGTCATTAAAAATTAAATGGGAATTAAACCAACAATTTCCTTATGATGCAGGTTTTGATTTACGAGCTTGTATAGATAGAGCAATAACTTTATTACCCACTGGGCATACTACAATTCCAACAGGAATTCATGTAGAATTTAGTAAACCAAATTGGGAAATGCAGATTAGACCTCGTAGTGGGTTAGCAGCAGAACATGGGGTTACAGTATTAAATACTCCTGGAACTGTGGATTTTGGTTATCGTAAAGAGATTCAAGTTATATTATATAATTGTGATGTTTACGACGGGTTTCATATTCAACCAGGAGATAGAATTGCTCAAGCCTGTTTTAGGGAAATTCCACAAGTAAGTTTCACATATGTAGATGCAGTTTCAGAAACAATTAATATTGAAGACGATACTGTTAAAGCTGTAAGTTTAGCAGATGAAATGAAAAGAAAACTCTCATTAAAGAGAGGAGGACTAGGAAGTACTGGTAATCAATGAAAAAAATAGAAGCACCGCAATATGTCTTATTAATAGAGGTTATACCTTATTAGACCATGATTGGTGGATATGGGCCAACGAATCTAGGTATCATGCCCCATAAAAAAAACCCCTATTTAGGGGCTTTTTTTATTAATCCTTTTTTCTATGTCCCGATCCCACATATAACCCAAACCAAGCAGCTCCGGCTCCCACTAATGTAGAAACAAACCCTGCCTGTTCTAAGGTGGGGTTTTCTAATTCCATAAACCAATTCATTCCCCGATAAAAGGCTAATCCGTATAGTAACATTAAAACTCTGGGTACAACACGCCATCTATCAATCCGTTCTGAAGATACTTTGTTATACCAACCTTGTTCTACTTTTTCTTCTTTATGCCCACTACTGTCTACATTAACAATAGTTACTTTTTCGTCACTCATTAAAATCTCCAATCAAAATCAACACGTCTATAAGTATGAAAAGTAGAAGTTGATAATATAACATCATTTATAACTGCATCTATATTATCTTTCCAATAATATAAAAAATTATGCACTTTAGGATAAGTAGGAGAAATATCTCCTGTTTGCCAAGTAAATTCTTGAATTATATTACTATAATCTGGCATCCAATAAGAAATATTTACTAAAACAATAACCTGTTTAGAAAACATTATTTATCTTCCATACGATCTAATCTTTTTTTATTATCACTAATTTTTTCATTCTGTCCAGAATCAATTATGTTTTGAAGTTTTTTTGCTTTTTCACTCACACTATCCATATGTAATTCACTATTAATAATTTTCTCTAAACGTAAAAATGGAATTCGTTCATTAGGAACATATCTCCAAACATAACCTCTTCCATTCATTATTCCAAATACAGTAGTACTTAAACCAATTTTAACTATATTGGCATATTCTCCATCTAAATAAACATGATCTCCTTCTCGAAATGCAGGATTAATCCTGAATTTGAGACCTTGCATAAATTTAATAGAAAAATCTTTTAACCAAAGAGCTACTATTAAAGAAATTAAAATAGTAATCCAAGGCATTAAAAGCTCTGTTAATTTAAGTGTTTCTTGATTTAAAAGACTATTCATTTTCTAATTTATTTATCCTTTTCTCAAGGTCATCTATTTTTCTTGCAATATTAGGATTTATTTTTTTCCACGCATCTGCGTCTTGATTAAACCATGTCCACCCATATCTATCACGAATATAATCTAAGAAAAAATCCCACTTACCATAAAGCCATAATCCGATTCTAGTGTCTCGCATATATTTTACGAACATAGCACCAAAGACACTACCTACAATCGCTGTCCAGATCCAAAGGGTGTCTCCGAACATTCTATCAAGCATATCCATCATTAGTTATTATTTCTTTCTTGCTTTTTTTTGCAATTCTATTATTGTATTTATTTTCTGATCAAGTCTTATCATATCATTATCCAACATTCTAACTCTATCAATCAAGGCTATTAATGTAGTCTTTGCTTGATTTAGTTTAGGAAGTATTTCTGTTGTAACAAACTTCCATATAAAATAGATAAAGTAAGACATACCAACTGCAACCACAATAGGTACCCCATATTGATTAATCAATTCTGCCATATCCATATCAATCTTTCCTGGCGTCTTCTTTACCATCTGCAGCTGATATTCTTCTCACATCCGGTTTAATACCTAAAGCAGAACACACTAAAGTGTCAAGCCTTACTATTTCATTATTAATAGTTTTTACTCTATTATCAAGAGCTTTAATCATAATGTTTAAAGTTTGTACGCTACTAACAACAGAATTTAAAATGTATTTCAAAAGCAAAATGATAAAAAACCCACCGCCTATTACAGCTGCCACAGAAAAGCCAAGATCCGCAATTAATGTAAAAGCTTCCATAAGAGTAAATAATTACCGTTCCTTTATATAAATTCCCTCACTTTCTTAATAACTATTTTAATTAATCTGCATTTTTAGAAGCAGATTTGCCACCACAAAGACGAACTGAGTAATATGCAGCATATTTTTTCCATTTAGGAACTGGAGGTTCCGCAGAATTCATTCCTAATAAAAAAACTTTATCGGATATTGCCCTTGCTTTTTTCCAAGTAGGTTTATGAAAATTATTTCCGTGATAATATTTTCTTAAACTAGCATAAAGGTGATCGTGAATAACAGCACCACGAGCTACATCCCACGGAGCGATAAAAGCCCAACAGATACGGGGAACAGAAGCTAGGTCTGTTTTCATTCCTTTTTCACAGGTAATTTTACCTGTTAAATTATTTATATTTGCGCCTACCACCTCTAAACATCTAATTTGTTTACTAGTTAATTTGTTACTAATAAACGATAAACTTTTATTTAGCACCCACGTTTTAGGTGGTGTAAATTCAGCATTAATTTTTCCGTCAAATTGTCCCACAATATTACTCCACTGATACTTCTAATCTTTTTATTACTTTTTTTCAAATATGTTGGAAATACGTCGAACATAACGAATACCATAACAATCAATAATAGACTATCTCTCCAGGCAAAAATTAAATGTTCAATATAAGTTAAGTCAATATCTTTTGGATGCTTTTTATTAATAAACACTATACTCTCCAATTTTTAGTTAAATAAGAAAAACCCCTAACAAACAAAATTTTGCAAGGGGCTTAAGGGTTGGAATTATGATTATATCATTATTTTTTGTTACGCCGTATATAATTTCGTTTACGTTTTTTACGAGGTTTAGGGGCGTTTGCAACTCCAAAACTCCAATCTGCTGAAACTGTATTCTGTTTGCGTAGTCTTTTTAGTTTCCTAGGTTTTTGACTCCGTTGAAGAACTTCAGGAACAATTGTCATAATAATTTATTAGCTTTCTTATTTTCAGCAGTCTTTACTAAATCTTTAACTCTAGAAGAAGGATATTCCACAACTGGGTTATATCCTCTATTTCGAAGAGTTTCATAATAAAGAGACTGCTTTCCATATTCATCGTTCAACTTACGCTTTTCAGTAGGCGTTAGTGTATTTTCGGTGAAACCTTGAATCTCACCTCCTATATGAACTATGTCTCCATCTCCTCTCACTTTTTCTTGCTGTTCTAACTTTTGCCAGATTGAAGAACGTGGAGGACCAGCGTATCGACTAGCCATCAATACACCTAATAAGTAGTTCCAGTTGATTTACTTTTTCTGGGTCCAAGTCTTCCCCTAGGACTACTAACTGCCTTACCCTGTGCTGATGTAAAATGAGCGACAGGGTCAGCATGTTGATTAACTTCAGCGCGAGTTGCTTCACGAGCTAGTTCTTCATACTGATAACGTGCTCGTTTACGAGTATCACTAAAAGTTGTGAGAACATCCTCAACAAAACCTTGGGCAACAGAACCAATTTTCATAATAGTTCCATCACCACGAATTTTCTTACGCTGAGCAATCAACTGAGCCTCAGTTAAATGAGGGGGACCTGCATAGCGTTCTTTAGCCATTTTAGCTTAATGAACCTTTAGCGGTAGTTCCGTAGCCAGGACGATAACCACTTAGCTTCTTAGCTTTTTGTGGACCTTTAGAAACTCCATCAATCGGTTCTAGACGTGCTTTACCTTTTACTTTTGGACCCGCGTTAATAAGTCCAGGCGCAGCATATAAGACTTCATTAGAATTAACTGGATGAGTTCCGCCAAGAGGTCCCTTAGAGGTCCCTCCAGCAGGAGTCTTATCATAAGATCCCATAAGGTCAGTTCCAGCTCCTGGAACAGTTAGAATACGACGCGAAGGGGCATCTACTCCTTTTTTTGCCATTACTTTCTCCTTTTAATGAAAGATAAATATTATCCTTCTTACTCCCTCTATATTACAGGGATTTTGGTTGGTTGTCAAAATTTAAATTTTTAGCTTATACGTAAACGATATTTAACTTCGTTTACGTTTTATTTCAGCAATTTTCTTGGAATTGGTCGTTCCATATAACATTCTATATGCACGATCACGAATTTTTTTACGATCTGCTGCTGATAATCCCTTAGCTTTGGGTAACATCGCTAATGCACTACGAGCATGAGATTTATCGGGCATTGGAAAACGATAACGCGTGGAACCTCCACGAGGTCCTTTGGTTTTTTCAACGATAGTTGCTGAAGATTTACGTGTTTTCGTTTTTATAGAACGTCCCCCACCTGGATGTTTTTGCATAATCCTAGAAGATGAACGTCTGCTTTTCTCAGGCATTTTACTTCTTCTTTTTAAACCCGTAAGAACCTTTAGGTTTACGAGTTCCTTTAGCTACATCACGACGTCCTTTCATAGACATCTTTTTGCCTTTCTCTTTACCACTTTTTGCACCAAGTTGTTCATCTTTTCGGTCATTATAACCTTGTTTATAACCAGCCTTATAATCTGGTGAAGTTTTTTTAGCTACCATTTATTTTCTCCTTTTTTTAGACTTTTTCTTTTTACCAGCCATCTCTAAAGCAATTGCAGTAGCTTGTTTTATACCATAACCTTCTTTACGTAATTTACTGATATTACTATAAATAGCCTGTGGATTTTTTCCTTTTTTAAGAGGCATTTTCTTTCTTCTTTCGATCTATAACTTCTTGGTTAAGACGCTTAATATCCTCTGCCCATTGTTTAGTTTCTTCATCACCAAGTACACCTAGTCTACGAGAAACTACATCAGGCAATAAACCTAGACTAGCACAGTGCATCGCATGGTTCATAGTTCCAAAGGCTGATATATTACCATTCGACATAACGTATTTGCCATCGTCTCTATAGTTGCATGTATCACTAGATGTTGAAGCTGTAACACTCCCTATAAGTATAATAGTTGCTGCAGCAGAAACTAAAAACAACGGTAATTTTCTCATTTTAATCCTTCTCATCTTCATTCTCTTCTTCTTCTTTTGGCTCTGGGTTATCACCAATAATAAATCCATATTTATTCTCTCGTAAGAAAATTCGAATCTCTGCTATTGGGCGACTCCAAGCCATATGAGATACAACATTACCCCACCCATAAGCAGATACCATACTAGGAACACCTATTAATTCATATGTTCTCCGAGGACTATATACATATAAGCTGCCACCAGAATTTCCAAAAATAATAGGGGAACTTGAAAGATATAATTCATTACCATCTTGATCCCTACCATAACCAGCTAAAAGACCCATTGTAGGAAACGGAGGTTTCCCAAGTCCTGCACCTACTGCATAAACAGTCTGAAAAATCCACGGACCCTCATCTAATCCCTCTGGATATAAAGTAGCTACATAAGGCATTTGTCGCTCAGTGTCTTTAACCCTTAAGAGCGCTAAATCCCGACTCTTATCATAGGCCATAATATCAGCTATTCGTCCCATTGTACCAATAGCAGTACTAAAGTTATTATATTCCCATAAATCAATATTTACAGGGCGTCGATTTTCGGTTTCAACGTGTTTATTTTTTTCGGGACTCCAAACTTCAGTTATTTTTATATAATTTTGAATCACATGGTAATTTGTAAGAACATAACTTGCATAACTCTGATTTTCATCTAACTCAGAATAAATTACCGTGCCAGAGCCAGTACCATTAGCTAACCTTACAAGCACTGTCGGATATAACATTTCCATATGTTCTTGCTCAGGTGTAATCCCACTTTTCTTAGGATTAGCATAACCCAAAGAAGTACTAAATATTAAAATTGCTACTAAAAACACTGTTGAAAATATCTTCATTATTTTTTTCCCTTCACTTATCTTCGTCGATAATCCATTAATCATCCGTAGTTGTACAGTCACAACAACCAGAACCAGGTACACAAGGACTGCATTCACAAGGGTCACACATACACTCAGGAATAGGACACGTTACTGAATTTTCTGACATAATAAACACCTCTTTTTTTAAAAAATTTACACGCAAAATAATGTATAAATTATACTTAATTTTTATACAGTCGGCAATATTTAAATTATTAAATTACAACTTACCAACCACCGCATAAATTAATTTAATTCCTAATTCATCAGAAGACTCTAAGGCTCTTCCAACTACAGCAAAGATATTTTTTGTCTCGGCTGCTATTGCAATCCCAGTCTGAGAACTTGCTACCAAACGTTGTCCTTTTAAAACTTTACCAATTACTTTTACTGGAACTTTACCTGCTAAAGCAACATAGGGATGAGTCTCGTTAGAACCACCACCTGCATTCATAGCATAAGCAGGCTGGGAAGAAATCACTCCAAAAACATCAGGGGTACTTTCACGATCAGTTTTTGTAATTTCTTTTTCTCCTCCAATCATTACAACATCCCCATCTTCTAACAACATATCAGACTCAAATCGTTCCGCCAAGTCAGCGTAAAGAGCAGAAGTTGCTTGCCCATAAAAATTAGTAGCATGCATTGAACGCCATTTATTAGCTACACCTCCAAGATCATAAGTAGTAGTAGCATTAGGATAAAAACCTCCAACATTAGCTAAAGTACGAAGTGTCCCTCCTGTAACAACTCCTAGTTGATTAGTAGGAAGCCAACTAAGTCCCGTATTGATTTGGGCATTACCGCATAGAGCGGGAGTAGTTTCACTGCCGCCACCAAGCCGTACTTGTCCAGTTAGATGAGTATTACCATTAACTTCTAGATTAGCTTGGGGTACTCTACCATCATTATACCCAACTGCTAAACTTCGAGTAACAGAAACATTACCTGTTACATTTGCAGCATAAGAAATTGAAATGGGATTAGCTAGTTTAGCAGAAGTAATAGTTCCGTCGGCAGGAACA